GGACTCAATTTGGATTAAATCTTTCACAAGATAAATCAAAGTATTTAGAAAAACAAAAACAACAATTTGGGTTAACTAATAAAACAAAATCTAAAAACAAATGAATAAAGGATTTTTCACTAAAAAAGAAACTGAATCAAAATCAAGACCAAAAGGCAAAACATATTCTTGTGCATCTTGTGGATTACTTCCAAATACTCTTAATCCTTGTTTTGGTGTAACTGGAAAAGGTCGAAAAGAAATAATGATTATAGGATCCAGCAATACTAAATCAGAAGATGAAAGAATGAAACATTGGCAAGGAACTTCTGGTAGATTAGTAAAATCAATATTCTCAGATCAAGATATTGATATTTCCAATGATTGCTGGAGTCTTAATGCTGTTAGTTGTGTTTGCAAAGATCCAAAAGGAGTTACAGGCTATCAAGTTGAATGTTGTAGAAAAAATGTTGAAAAAGCAATTAAAAAGTATAATCCAAAACTTATATTTATACTTGGAAATAATGCTCTTTATTCTTTGATTGGCAATAAATATAGTGGGAGCCTTGGTGAATTCAAAAAGTGGAGAGGTTTTACAATTCCAGATTTTGAACATAATTGTTGGCTTTGTCCTATATCACATCCAGATTATATTGTTAATTCAAAAGGAAAAGAAAGTGAATTGGTTTGGGAGCAAGATATTCAAAATGCTTTAACTAAATTAAATAAAAAATTACCAAATTATGACAAGCCCAAAATAATAGATATTTCAGATGATTTATCTCCACTGCTAAACATAGAGAGAGGAGTTGTATCAATTGATTATGAAACTACTGGATTGAAACCTCATGCAGCAGGACATCAAATAGTATGTGCTTCCGTAGCTGTTGGGCCTACTTATGCATATACATTTATGATTCCTCAAAACAGGTCAGATTTATTACCATTTATCAGATTATTGCAAAATCCAAATGTTGGAAAAATGGCGCATAATATGAAATATGAAGATGCCTGGACCAACGTTAGATTAAAAACTGAAGTTGCTAATTGGGAATGGGATTCAATGCAGGCAGCCCATATAATTGACAATAGGCAGGGGATTTGTGGATTAAAGTTTTTAAGTTTTATTTGTTTTGGAGTAGGGGACTACAGCAGTGAAATCAGTCCATATTTAAAAGGAGTTGATAAAAAGAATGCCAATAGCTTAAATACAGTTTTAGAACTTTGTGAAACTGGAGATGGTAGAAAAAAGTTACTGCATTATTGTGGACTTGATACCATTTACCAATATAGATTAGCAATATTGCAACAAGATGAAATATTAGCACCTTTTTAAATATGACAATAAACCCAAATACAGCAGAAGCTTATAAATTATTCCATGATGGAATATTAGCACTTGGCAGAGCAGAGCAACAAGGAATGAGAATTGATCTTGATTATGTTGGAGAAGCAAAGGAAAAACTTACAAAAAGAATCCTTAAAATTGAACATGATTTACACCAAACCTCTTTTTTCAAACATTGGCAGCATATCAGTAAAGGAAAACCAAATATTGGAAGCCCTTTACAACTTGCTAATTTCTTGTACAATGTCAAAAATATAACTCCTCAAAAATATATTGATAAAGAAAAGAAAAAACCCAGTTCAGATGATGAAGCTTTGAAACTTTTACAATTACCTGAACTTGATATGATTCTTTCAATTCGTAAATTAAAGAAAGCCAGAGATACTTATTTAGAAGCATTTGAAAGGGAACAAGTCAAAGGATATTTACATCCATTTTTCAATTTGCATACAGTTTCCACTTATCGCAGTTCTTCAGATAGTCCTAATTTTCAAAATATTCCAAAACGAGATAAAGAAGTAATGAAACTTGTTAGAGATGCTATTTATCCTCGCCCAGGACATCAGTTAATGGCAGTTGATTTTTCAAAATTAGAAGTTTGCATAGCTGTTGCGTATCACCATGATCCTACAATGTTAAAATATTTAAGAAGCCCCTCTTCTGATATGCATGGAGATATGGCTGCTCAAATATTTAAAATTGATGATTTTAATAAACATTTGCCTGAGCATAAACTTCTGAGAAATGCCGCTAAAAATAGTTTTGTATTTCCTCAATTTTATGGAGATTACTACCAAAACAATGCAATAGGATTGTGTAGATGGATTGAACTTCCTCATACTGCTTGGAAAACTGGACAAGGTGTTCAACTTCCTGGAGGAAAATATATATCAAATCATTTAAAAGAGCAAGGGATAAATAGTTTTGATGGATTTTGTACTCATTTACAGGAAATTGAAAGTGATTTTTGGAAACGTAGATTTAAAGTATATGGAAAATGGAAAGAAAAAGTACAGGCTGAATATCTTGTAAATGGATATGTTGACAGTTATACTGGATTTCGATTTAAAGGAGAAATGAATAAAAAAGAGATAATCAATTATCCAGTACAGGGAGCGGCTTTTCATTGCCTGCTCTGGTGTTTTATTCAACTAGATAAATTCTTTGCTGAAAAGGGCTGGAAAACACGGTTAATAGGACAAATTCATGATGAAGTAGTATTAGATGTGGCTCCAGAAGAATTACTCAAAGTTTCAAAAATAGTAAAACGAATTACAACTGTTGATTTACCAAGGGCTTTTAAATGGATAAATGTTCCATTAAGTGTAGCAGCCGATTTAGGTCCAATTGATGGGAGTTGGGCTTCATTAGAAGAATATCCATTACCTTAATGAAAAAGAGGTAATTTTGTATAATGTAATAAGAAAAAAGAATTATGAGTTTATATATAGAGTACCGTCCTCAGGAATGGGATGAAATAGTAGGTAATAAAGAAACAGTTGAGGCTATTGAAAACATGCTTAAAAAAGGCAATCCTCCTCATTCATATTTATTGACTGGTGGGACAGGTTGTGGAAAAACTACTGTAGCCAGAATACTTGCTAATAAATTAGGATGTACTGAGGCTAATTTCAGAGAATTGGCTCCTCGTAAAATTGATGAAATCCGTAGTATAATTGGAAGCAGCAAATACAAACCAATGGATGGAAGTGATTGTGCTGTTTGGTATTTAGATGAAATTCATTTAGCAGGTAAGGATGCTCAAGACACTTTGCTTAAAATACTTGAAGACACTCCAAATCATGTTTACTTTATTCTTTCCACTACAGACCCTCAGAAATTAGCTGCTCCAGTAAAGGGCAGATGCATGACTTTTGATATGAAAGTTTTGAGTGATAGAGAGATGCTGAAATTGTTGGCTAAGATTGTAAGAGCAGAAGGGGATAAATTAGATAGGATTGTATATGAACAAATAATTGATGATGCTCAAGGTCATCCAAGAAATGCTATTCAAGTACTGGAGAAAGTGCTTAATACGGATGAAGATAATAGACTTGAAATTGCAAAGTCAATGGCAGAGCAAGTAAATGAATCAATTGAACTTTGTAGAGCTCTTATAAAACAAGAAAATTGGAAAAAAGTGTCTGGAATATTAACAGGATTAAAAGCACAAGAGCCTGAGAGCATTAGAAGAGTTGTTTTAGGTTATTGCACCACTATTTTATTAAAAGGTTCAAATGATACTGCTGCTATGATTATAGAGTACTTTGAGGAACCTCTTTATAATGTGGGGTTCCCGGGACTGGTTAAAAATTGTTATTGTATAATTAAAGGATAAATAAAATGGAAATCAAACATAAAATAGGAACTCATAAAATAGGTAATTTTGAGTATACTATTGAAACAGGGGAAGGGTTTACACAAGTAAAAAAAAACCAAAAAGCATTGGCAAAATTAACTAAGTTTCATAAAAAGGTACCTGATAGATGTTATTTTAAAGAATTGCAGAAAGAAGAAATGAAACAAAAACACTTAATTGAACAAAGAAAAAAATTAAATTTTAATATATTTTAATTATGGATTATTTAAAAAACGTACAAATTGACGAATCTGCATTAGATGTAGAATGGTTGCAGCAGGCTTCACTCACTTTCCAATATGGTAAGAATAGAGCTTTCACAAAAAAGATCCTCGAAAAGAAAAAGGAAAGACTTGCTTTATGTAGTGCAGAATTAACACAAGCAATACATAAGAATCCAGCCCAATTCCAAATCGAAAAGGTTACTGTTGCTGCGGTTAATGCCGCTATTTTACAGGATGAAGAATATCAAGATGCAAACAATCAAGTAATTGAAGCAACTTATGATTATGATATAGCAGGAGCAGCAGATAATGCAATCCAAGGTAAAAAATCAGCACTTGAAAATCTTGTTAAATTGCATGGACAAAATTACTTTGCAGGACCATCAATTCCAAGAGACTTATCTGAGGAATGGATTAGTAAAGAAAAGGCTAAAAAAACAAATGAAGCAATAGCCCAAGCAATGCCAAAAAGAAGGGTTCGTAAATGATAGTACTTCAATATTTAGTAATAATTATTGCTTCTTGGTTTGGGCTTTTATTCGTTACTTGGTCTATATGTTATATTGGAACCAAAGCAGTATTAGCAGCATGGGAAACATTTTTAAAAAATAAAAAATTACTCACTAATAAAAATAAGTAAAATGGCTAAAAAAAGTTATAAGAAGCCAAACTTTAAAAAGGCAGTAGCAAGTAATCAAGAAAAACGAAAAGCAGAAAATTCTTCTTTTAGTTATTTAGACTTGCCAAAAGATGTAGAAATCTTTAAAGAAGCAAAAGGAAAGATTTATGTGGATATTGTACCATATCCTGTAACAAATGCAAAACATTTAGATAGAGATGTTGAAAAAGATGTTGCAGTAGTTGATAATTATTGGTTCAAATTACCATTTAGAGTACATAAAAAAGTAGGAGGAGGGGATGGACAAACTGTTGTATGTCCAAGTACTTTTGGCAAAAAATGTCCAATGTGTGAATATCGTAAAAAAAGAATGTCAGAAGGTGCTGATAAAAAAGAATTAAAAGACCTTAATTATACTAAACGAAATCTTTATGCAGTTATTCCAATTGACAATAAAGAGTTTGAAGAAAAAATTCATGTCTGGGACACCACTGATTGGTTTGTA